TTTTTTTGTATTTCTACTAAGCATATGTTTGAGTGCAAAGGAAATGCCGGACTGCTTCGTCGAGTTATTGAATGTATTGCTGAGTTAATTATTGAATGTAGGTTTGATTGTAGTGAAAATGGTATGGTCGTGCAGGCAATGGATTCTACGCATGTGTGCCTTGCTGCAATTAATCTGTTGCGTGATGGTTTTCTTCACTATGATTGTAGTCAACCGCTTGTGATTGATATCCCAATTGACAAATTTAAAAAGATTCTTGCATGTTCCGGTCCCGATGATACATTTACACTTCGATTTAACGGCGGCTCGGTACTCCTAATAATGTTTGAGACACCAACACGTGACCGAATTACTGATTTCGAGCTCAATCTACTTGACATTGAGCAGGACGCAATGTCTGTTCCGGAACTCGAACCGCATTTGCATGTACAAATGAATTCAATTGATCTAAAGCGCATTGTAAAGGATTATCAAACATTTGGTGACGTGATTACAATTTCTGGAACAAAGGATGGCGTTACTTATTCGGTAAATGGTGATTTTGGGAAAGGAAATATTCTTATAAAACCAGTAGATCCAGAAACTATTCCAGCAAATGACCCTCTTCGAAATAACAAAATGGATATTACCGAACCAGTAGTCCAAAAGTTTTCACTCAAGTATTTTAGTAACTTTATGAAAAATACTGCATCTGATATTGTAGTACTAGATTTAGTAAATGATATGCCAATGTGTCTTACATACCCACTTGGTGTACGTGGATCTGTGAAATTTTATCTGGCGCCTAAGATAGACGATCTGTAATCTATATGTTTGAAAATGCAGATATCGTATCGGTATTAATAACAGAAATGTTTAATACATATAATGACACTCGTTATGGAATTGGATCGCCATATTATAAACTTTTACATACATTAAATTGCGTGAATAAAACATTCAAAGAAAACACAAAGTTCGGGATTGAACAAAGTGCACTGAACAAATCGAATATATATAACAAGATAGTGAACAATGGCGCTGAAACAATGATTTATGATCGAATTAATGGCAAACAAAAGTTAATGAAGCAATATAAACCCCCAAGCGAAAGTCATGGATTGTCGCGACAATATGTAAATTCAGTATTGCTTAATCGTTTGTTCGATAGTCACCCAGCTATTCTTACAATGGATGCGTCTCTAACTTATTTGAACAAGAATGCAATTATATACAATTTGCCAGTAGACAGTGTGTACGATGTAATAAAATATGGATCTCTTGGACCATGTCCAGAAATAATAATTGTTCATATGATGCGGAGTATATTATCTGCACTTGCAACGCTTCATTCTCACAATGTAACACATGGATACGTTACAGTGTCTACGATTTATATGACAACGTTTAGTGAAAGTGGCTTGCCTTCATTTTATCTATCATACTTTGACAAGTCGTTAATTTTAAATAATCCACACACAACCAATGATATCGTAAATGTTGCGGAAATTGCACTCGCATTTCTCCAAAATGACATGGAGGTTATTCCTACTTACAATGCTATGATAAACGAAGGGGTGACGTTTAACGATTTTTATGAACATACATGCAATGTTTCGGTATTTTGCAATAATATAAAAACAGCTGACACAAAGTACGTGCACCGCAACCGATCACTTATGCGCGTATTATATAAGATATTGTGCAGTCGTTACAGTGACACAATAACCGCGCATTCTATACTTACCGACTTGGTCGTGTTTGATCATCCGGTTGTCATGATTCCATCAGCACCCGGCCGTATTCTTGCGTCATACACTGTAGATTTCGTCGGTGATCCATTTATTCGGCATGGTTTTACAACTGCACTTGATAAAACGGGCCGCAGTATGTGGACATATTCAAGTGAACTCCTCGTCAAATTTGGACATTTTGTTGAGGTGTCATTTCATATTACTCTGATGCAACAGGCCGTGCAAATTATGTACAATTTCATGCATACTGTAGATGTTATAACTTTGGACAATATACCAAACTTATGCAATGGACATAGTACCGAAGAAGCTAAAATATTACTAATATCAACTATCGCACTTTCATGTTTGTCGTTATCGTCTAAAATTAATCATGTACATGCAACCTGGATATACAAAGCATGCAACGCAGAATGGGCACATAAAGCGTTCGGTATGAATCTAGAAATTACCCCAGAGGATATTTGCAAAATGGAAGGTGTGATCTTAAACAACATCGATTCTTATGTATATCTGCATAAATTACCGATATCGGTCATCTGTTCTACATTAAAAAAACAATATGCGGATAATAATCCGCGTATATGGACTCGAGGGAGTGCAGCTTTACTTAAGCACGTTTCAACTGCGGTTATGGTATATACACCAATCGTTGATTTTTCTACGACATCTCCAATTATCGCCGAATTAACTAATATATGCACGAATATTGGATACAATAAAAAAACGCACGCACCTATAACACACGCTGCGTTATCTTCAAGTTATAAACACCCATATGTTATCTCAACTAGTGAAAATAGTATACATACTAGTGTCAGTTGGTTGCTTACTCGGTTAACAAAAGATTAAGTGTATGTAATGGGGATTAATGGGCTATCTCGTCTTATTAATAACAAAGCTCACAATGGTACATCAAATAAAGATTTAGATTTACTGTCTGGAAAAGTAATTATGATTGATGCATCTATGCAAATTTATCAGTGTCTTATTGCTATTCGACAAGGTCCATCGGGGCAACTTGCAGCTTCCGAAGGTGAAGTGACTTCACATTTAACAGGTATTTTTTACCGAACCATTCGATTAATTGAAGCAGGAATTAAACCCGTCTATGTTTTTGACGGAAAGCCACCTCTTTTGAAAAAGAAAGAGCTTGATAAACGAAATGAACGACAGGCACAAGCACTATCCGAACTAAAATTAACCGACGATGCAACTGAAGTCGAAAAACAAGAAAAGAGAAGCGTTCGCGCAACTCGCGAACATAGCGAAGAAGTAAAAAAGATGCTAACCTTAATGGGCATTCCGGTCATTCAAGCACCATGTGAGGCCGAAGCTACGTGTGCTGCATATGTAAAAACAGGAAAAGCGTATGCCACAGCAACTGAAGACATGGATTCTCTGACATTTGGATCAACTTATGTAATCCGTCATATTAATAGCACCGACCAAAAGAAGCAACCAACAGTTGAATACTCGTTGCCAAATATTTTAAATGACATGGGAATTACAATGGATCAATTTATTGAGATTTGCATTCTTTCTGGATGTGACTATACTAAAACAATTAAAGGAATTGGCCCAACTCGAGCATATCAATTAATTCAAGAACATTCAACAATTGAAAATGTTCTTGATGTGTTAAAGAAGAAACATGGCGAAGAACAATTTTCAACAATGGTACCTGATGATTATCCAATTGAAGCAGTTCGTGATTTATTCAACAACCCGGACGTGGACATTACGCAAGAACTAACATGGAATACCATAAACCGCGATGCACTTATTGCATTTTTAGTAGAAGAGAAGAAATTTTCTGCCGATAGAGTAAATAAAGGCTGTGATCGCATCCTTGCTGCAAAGGCAAAAGGTACACAACATAGAATTAACCACTTTTTCAAAGTAAAACAGACTCCTGTGGGCCAGAAACGAAAGTAATATAATCAATATGTTTAGACGCGGGGATGAAACTGAATATATTACGTCTATTCGTGAAATTGTAACAAGATATATGACCTCTTATGAAAAATATCACACACTTATTTATGGAATTCACAAACGTCGCCCGGGGTGGGGGGATAATTTACGTTTACAATCATTAGAGGAAAATGATGGAGATGTTATAATGGCGACAAATGATTTATTGATAAACCGTCCATGGAAAATGTTGGACCGAGAGTTATCGCAACATGAAAATTTTATTTCTGCATCGGACTTACTTCAACACATTGACCAAACTTACGGAAAAACGTATTCAATTGATGCACAATTAGAATTCAAGACAACCCGGGATTATAATCTCGCGAAATATATTAACAGTAATTTAGAAACAATACTGGAAACGTTTTTCAGTACATGTAAAATGTATATTGGCAATCTTAAGATATTACCAGAACAAGTATTAATGGTAATATGGAATACCACCATCCTTCCATGTCATTCTGAATCGTGTATTATCCCGCATCGCGAATATACCGACATTGATCATATGCTAGTTATTCGCAACCCTGCAAATGTACCATTGAAATTTCATATTAATACAACAATGCCCGGGTCGGGGAAATCTATAATTCTTGGCCAGACTGCAATGCGTTTTGTAAATGATGACAACCTATTTAATGTATACGCCAGTGCTCATAAAAACCCACCTGATCAAGTTGACTATGGCGGTTTTTCAACAACTGTAAAGAATAACGTTGAAAAATATCTTGCTCGTCTGTTTTTAATTATTTGCCCAGTTGCTCTAAAAACACAACTTCATGAAACCATGAAAAAAATAGTTGAAGGCACGAATGTTGATTTGTGGTTTAATATTGATTCTCGTAACATGAAAACTGCATATGATAGCAAGAAACGTATTATTTGGATCGTTCCTATGAATCAAACCACGACTGCAATGTTACGCGAGGAACCGTCATATGACTTTTTAGCATGTGGTATGGACGAATGCAATGCATCTATAACAAAACATGGTAATTTCCCAGAGTCTGAAGCAATGACATACATTATTACCCAAGCGACTCCAATTAAACTAAATGATGAAATGTCAACAAAGCCAAAACATAAATTACGCCAGGCGTTACAATACCCAGTATTTCCGGCAAGTACATTTGCACTAACAAAGACAAGTGCATATGCTTATATGAAGGCGCAAATGATGTTTACGCCATCGTTCATCCGGGATGCTTTAAATCAACGTGCAATCGCCATGATGCCACCTGGCTATAATATATATACATTGGAATGTAACTTTGTAAATATTCGTACGGTATTAACTGGACAGCGAAATGATGTACTTGCACCAATTGGTATTCGTGATTTTCTGCGAGATGAACTTGCGCCGCATGCAACTCGTGTGGCAAGTATTTCTCCAACTCAATACCAAGAATTAATTGAACGTTTAAATATCGATCAATTAAATATTGATGTAATTTCGGGTATATTAAAAGATGCCGTCGATATGATTACCGTACCAAGTAATGCGTCTGTTGAACAACAACGTTCTGCATCAAAGATGCGATCAAATCTTACTCGATTGGGGGCAAATCTTGACTCAGTTTTTCAAACTTCCATGGAGTGTCCAGTTTTACTTTGCCAAGTTACACGTCAAAATGCAGTAATTCTAAGTTGCTGCATGAATGTGATATGCAAGGAGGCAGATGACAATTTACGTTTACATAATGCAACATCGTGTCCGATGTGTCGTGTTCGTCGCACGACATCGGTTACTATGAGTGAAGAAGAACCTGACGTTGAAGTTGAAAATGATTTTGAATTAATTGAAAACGAAACAATTCCACAGACAATTCAACGCCTTACTGCCATGAAAAACAGCCCAGTTGATTCAATTGCTCATCTTATTAATGCTAGTATTAATGCAAATCCATCATCGCGGATTTTATTAATGTCTGCGCGTTTTCTTGGCGTAAATGTAGCCGGTATGACTGCAATCGCACATATTCGACGTCAGGTGCATGCAGCATTTCCGAATACTGAATTTCTTGATTCAAGTGGCCGCAAAAAAGTAAATGTTGGCAAGTATAATTCCCCATTGAAATATACGAACCCATATGTAGTAATGATGGATATTTCAGATCGTTCGAATACTGCACAGGGGTTGGATTTATATTCAACTACATTATCAATTATCGCAGGAGATTCACGAAACGACATCAAGCTACAAATAATTATGCGTTCGTCTCGCATGGGGTTAAATAATGAAAATGCATTCCCTCGTGCAATTGTGAATGTTATATAAGTTAATCTATTCTTATAAACATTGACGATAAGTTGGCAAAGTCATTCATATCCAGGTAATTTTTATGAATCAGCCACAACCCACCAAATCCAACTAAATTGGAACACATGAGACCTATAATTCGTGTAGTTGTCATTGTATGTATTGTGTTTGTTTTAAAATCAAATAGTACAAAGAAATTCAGAAGTAAAATTACACATACACCAAAAAGTAGTACAAAGTAACTGCCACGTGTCATTTATCTTACATCAACAAAATATTTTTAATTGAACGAATGCCGACTGTTACTGTGATAGTTGTGCATGTGACGATTACGCTGTTTTGCGTTATATATTCTGAGTTCTATATCTGTGATTCTTTCTTGTGCTTGACGTTTATCAGATGGAGATGCATGGGGGTCAAGTATAATGTCACGATATGGTTTAATTAGTTCTTCTTTTTTATCGGCCGCTTCGTCTTGCCATTCGGTATATTTTTTATCACCGTATTTGTATGAGTAAAACATTAATACACCCACAATTACTATAAATACAGCGAACCCAATTCCTGCCCACATAATTGATTGGTTATGGTCTTTTTCCATTTCAGAGACCCGATCATCGTATAACGACGCCATTATTTGCGATGACATGTGTGTATTTACTTATACTATATATTTTTTTTTGAATGTTTGATTATACCATAAATTTATTCACGATTATCTTCCAGCGGATTTCCTGCGATGACTTTTGCAATGACATTAATGATTCGACCTGCCCACATAACCTGCAGAATATAAAGGGACATAAGCGCAGCAATTGCTATGGCATATATCGGTTTCGATGCACAATATGAATACGATACACCGCCTTCATAAAGTGCACATGATACGTGCGCACATGCATCATATGGATTAACAATACTCCCAATTGCATATACTGGATATAAATAAAGACGTAGGTAAAAGAATGACGATGCAAAAATGATAAATGATATATCCGAAATAATTGAAAGACGTGGACGGATTTCTTTTGCATAATTCATGCATTTTGCGAGTTCGAGAAATACATCAGAACCGTCATGAAGAGTCATGATAAAAAAGCCAATTTTTGTAAAATTAAATACCCATGAGACATAAACCAATACTAGTGTAATTGCATGATGAAATACATGTTCATTAAAATCATCAAGTCGTTCGTCTCCAAAAATATAGACGGTTTGATGAATATAAAACCCGGCGTATAGTGCATACATGAACTTGATACCGCTTCCTGGATTATACAATGGCCAGTTCTCAAAAAAAGATGATTCTTTAAAATCAACAGTATCATCTGTCATAAAAACAATAATTGATGAAATTGTTGCAAATGAATATAATACAAATCGCCATGCAGATTGCTGAAATTTTAGAACACGTTCCGGTCGTACCATAATTTCCGATAGTGGATCTAGTATATAAATCATGACAACTGTACGTAAGATTGTTGCAAAAGAAAACATAATTACGGAAAATTGTGCCATTTCCATAATGTCTGCATACATAAAATCACGAAGTCCAGATGTGCCACAATACATATTATTAGGTACCGTTATCAATGGTTATCTTGACTGGCGGTGCGGAATTATGTGATGTGGCATTTGTCCAATATAATATTAATTTTAATATATAAAATTGTGAAAATATACGGATTAATGAATAAATAAATAAGAGTCCGGCAGGTATGATAATTGCTAGTATCCAAGAATTCTCCATTTGTTTTATTATTAAAAATATATTTTAATATATATCCATTTATACAATGTCATCGACCGTTTGGATTGTTTGTACGTTTTTGTCTACAGTACCGGCAAATGAAGAAACATATGAATAAACGCGAGAATATACGCTACGTACAGAGATCATGATAGTGTTAAACATTTATTATTTTGTAACATAAAATAACAAATACTATAATTTGCACACCATGTCGTCTAATATAACGGACATACAACGTCGAGAGATGATGAAAAATAGTTTAAAAACGCGGAGACTAAATAAAGTGAAACGTTTAATGAAATCTGCAATTGCGTTATGCAATGAGATCGGAGAATCACCAAAGGCTTTATTTGAAGAAGTGTTAACGGTAGAGCATATCGATATACCAGAATGGTTAGAAAATGCCGCGGAAATTTTACAATCGTGAATTTAGTTTGCATCGGTTTTATCAATTGCATTTTTTATAAATATTAAAACCGGATCAGTTGGTTCATACTTGTCCCATGATTTTACAATTGCATTTACCTGTGGAACAATGCGTTTGCATTGTTCTTCTTCGTCTGCATCAAGTTCCATATCACTATCCGAACTATCCGAACCATCCGAACTATCCGAACCATCTGCATCATCGGATTGCATTGATTCACTGTCGCTGTCGTATTCATCAGATTGTGACCCGGGGTCGGAATCGTCAGAACATACGTTTTCCCATAATTCTTTTGCTGCATCTTCGACACGTCCTTCAAGATCGTCAACCCGTTGGAAAAACATGCGTGCTTGGAATTTTAACCCTTTTAAAATATCGTCATCTGTAACGTTTTTACGCCCAGATCCAATCACGTATTCTGCAGCCGTTTTTAGTGCTTCTTCTGAAAAAACTTGCATTAGTCCCATTGTTGTTGCAATAAAATGTTGTTGTTCTTCGTCATCTGAATCAATATCCAGACCATATCCTGTTTTCATTTTAATATCTTTTGGATCCATGTTGTCTATTTACATATAGTTAACAAAAAAACAAATTTGTATGTAATTATATAATAAAATGGGATTTCACTTGCCAAGTGTTTTTCTCGGATGGGATGGATAAATATTTTATAATGATAAGTGTAAGAGATGGAGTTTCATTGGCCAACTGCCGGTATTACCGCTGCTGTTATGGTCGTCTTACTTTGTGTGGTATATTTTATCGCAGTTTACTTAAGAGGAGGTCAATTCGCATATTTTCCGCTTTTGACCGAGGCTGTAGTGTGCGTAGGTTTATTATGCGGTGCGTATAACACCGGAGGAATGACAGAAGAACAAGCTAAGAAAGAGGAGAAAGAATTCTTAGACTACAATCGTATTTACTCACAAGCAGCCGGCATAGACGATGCAGCAGCACGACAGGCATTTATCAGACACCATTTTAATGAAAATTTACCCAATTTTCGCCCAAGTGAGATCGATGAGGACGAATGGCAATATTGAGTCAGACGAAAACAACGGCATTCTCGAATAATCCTAAGTATATGTACGACTACATCCCTTCCTCTAATTTGCCAATTATTAATGGCACTACACTTGAAGCGCAGCAAGAAAATTATGATGCGATTTGGAATGCCATCTCCGAACATTCTTGTTGTATTGTGCGTGTAATTGATGATGAAAGTATCCTTTCTGAGTATGCAACTCAAGTTGATGAATTACATCAAAAGTTGTGTCAAGATAAAACAACACCAAATGGTTCTCGGTCAATGGGTGGAATTCTCAAACGATTTGGTGCAGGTTCACATCCATATGCAGTCGAATGGCGACTGAATCCAATTGTTAGATCACTATTTGCGGTACTATATGATAGTACCTCATCCGACATGACCGTATCAAATGATGCGGTATGTATTCTTGGTGAAGACGCAAAACGTGGACCATGGTCACGTAATGTACATACGAAAGAAGCAGAATTTTTCAGACAGACGGGCGGAAAACTTCCCGGACATGTGGATGTAAATCCAATCAATGGTTCACCCGGGAGTTATATTGCAAATGATCTAAAAACACGTGGAAAATATTTTTTGCAATCTTCGTTATCTTTACTACCTGTACCAGCTGGTGGAGCAACATTTGTATATGCCGATATTCCAATGGAAGAAGTGTATCGCCCACGTACGACGTCTCTATATGACGCATATAATATTAAATATGGAGACTATGTCACATTAAAGGAAGATGGATATGGTATGGTAGATGGAAAATGGCGTCAAGTTGACAATATTCCTGCCGGTTGTCTAATTCTTTTTTGTGGAATTCATGCAAATAAATTGGCCGATCGAACAGCATCAACCAACAAACGTGCGGCAATTTACATTTGTTGGTTGCCGCGTTCATTTTTTAATTATGAACAGTGGATTTGGGATACGTTAAAAGAGAAAAAAATGAAAGCACTAATCGAAGGGAAAACAATGGACCACAATCCCATAAATTATAATTTTGTGTCATATGGCGGAAGTCATTATTCAAACGGAAAATGTCGAACAAAAGTAATTTATGGAACTAGTGAAAATCAGTCCCGCCCTGTGTATGATGAAAGTTTGTATGCGCGTATACTGCAAGCATTATAAATAAAATATTTTGTAAATATAAATGATAACTCTGGTAACACCAACAATTCAGGGGATGCCGGTCCCCCCAAGACCAGAACCCTCCCCGCCACTTGGTACATCTTCAAGAACTTCCGGGCCCATGCCACAATCAAGTAGGTCCGACACATTGTTTGAAGAACCACCTGCGGATCACAGATGGGGTGACAGTACAATGTATGCTGGTTTATTCGGTGGAGTTGGTATGGGGATGTATGGTGTCGGTAGTGCTGCCGTGGGCGTGAGACGCAGTGCAGCGAATACAATGGGGACAGTGCAGAACTCTATAAATTCAACCGCACAACGCGTTACACGGACCGTGGATGCCGGTATGAGACAAGGACTCCCTGTACTATTAGAAGCAGCTGAAAATACAAAATCATCCGCGAAAAACTTCAGTTTGGCTATAAAAATAATTATTGGATTAATGGTTCTGTTTCTATTATTGGAAATTTATAAAATAAACACAAACCGAAAACGGTATTACTATTGAAGTTTGTTGCATAATTCATATGTTTCAACATTTACAGTCGTGTAATAATAAATTACAGGAACTAATCTTGGAAATTGGAAATATTGATTCGGTTGTTACAAAAACAATGGTGGAAAGTATGATCCATCAGGCCGTGAAAGTTAAGGAAAATTTAAAAACATGTTCAATTTCACAAATTAACGCCCAGATTATTGATAATTTGAAATTAGAATTTAAGAACAGAGAAGTATATACTGCACTCGAAACGGAATATTCATTATATAAGTTGGACGAACCATATAGAATTGCAACTGCAGTTTCACACGAAACTTCAAGTTTAAAGCATGAAAACGATACACTAAAATATCAACTGGGTGCATTAACGCGGGAAAAGGATGCCGCGGTTGATACATTTAAGACAAGTGTTGAGTTTGACCAATATGTTATGGCATTGCCACAAGAACGAATCCCTGCACTGCACAATTTCCCACTTGCGGTGGAGAGTACAACATCAAGTATGCAAAAACAGATTGATAAGTTACACTCGGAAATTTATTCCCGTGATATAACAATACAAACATACCAGCAAAATCAATCCATTGCCGCGGATGCCGCCTCGCGTGCGGCAGACATGGTGCAAGCAAACTTGGTATCAAGCTTAACAACACAAGTATCAGATCTAGAATGCCAACTTGAAAAATCTCGATCGGAAGCGTCGTGGCAACGAAATCTCGATACCTTACAAAATGGTTCGAAGAGTGGCACAAGCATGGAACACTATGTAATTGACAGTATCAATTCACTATATAAAAGTACACTAATTGCCGATCGAACTGGGTCTGATGGAAAATCACTTGACATTCGACTTAAATCAACTGAGTGTGATATTGCTGGCATTGAAGTAAAAAATAATAAAGAAGTTGCAAAGCCAGAAGAGTATCGTACATTTGAACAAGTTGCAACAAAGTTACGCAAAGAGGAAAATATTACCATTTTTGCATTTATGCAATTCACTGACAATCCAAGATTTACACCAATCGAGATAATCGACCAGATTAGTTTCAAAATTATTAAACTTACAATTTTTCGTCAGGATCGACTATTAATTGAAGCTGGTATTTCAAACATGATAACTCTTATTGTTCAATTACATGCGCGAAATATTGCAGGTGATAATAATGATGAACTAGATAAACAAACAGATGAATATATTATTGATACCGATAATGCATTTAATATCGGCGACGCGATTTCTACACGGATGCTTGATCTATCAAAAGAACTTGATCAAATGAATAAAGTTATGCGCAATAAATGCGACGACATTAAACGTATCCGTGGCATTAAGCGCAAAGTAGATAAGGTAAAGTCTAATACAGTAGTCCCTAAAAGTAGTGTAGTATAAACGATATGACTATTTTTTATGGTATAATTTTGTATCACCCGGTATCTGTGACACGGCGTCCAAAAAAATATATAGAATGTCTTTTTTTATAAGTTTTATAAATTAATTCACGCACAGTCCTCGAATCTGCTAACGTCGTTAATGCATGTCATGCTGTGGACACCATCATTTTCCGCACTGTCATTTTTGTCATATGAATCCCATGTTGGGTTCTTGNGAAAGTAGCACGTGTTTTTATACNNTACGATTGAGTGCTTGCTGTTACGAAAGCCGGCGATGATTATTCCAGTTCCGTTCTGTGCATTCTCCATTTTGGCGATCTCAACGCATTCATCGAGAGAATTCGCCGGTGTGGCTCCTGGACCCGATAATTTTGAAATGGTACCACCGCCCTTGAACCAACCGGGTACGACTTCGTTCTGATGCGGTGTTTCAGGGGTTGGTTCATAGGTTGGTTCTGAAACTTGGGAAGTACTTGCTGGAAATATGGTATCCTTTGGAATAATATCCAAAGCAGTCAATACTACAACAACAATGAGTGCAACTATTAGTAGTATTAATACCTTTTTGGGTCGATTTAAATTATTAAATTTAGATAGTATATTTTTGACATGACTTATTGGACTTGTCATGAATGCTTCTTTTATATACTCAAAACATTATTTTAAAATTGCATTTATTTTAAAATTGCATTTATTTTAACAAGGTGACACACAAAGTTATTGATATCTGGAACCAGTTCACTTTTTACACAAATGTAATGGTTTAGTGTGATTATTATTTTACAAAAGTTTTATAATGACTTACTTTTTTTCATGAATTGCGCGCAAATAGTTTTAGTAAAGTCATTTTTTATTAATGAATTATAAAGTGTTCGGTCTTAGATGTAATACTTGATGCGTTAATAATTTTACGAATGCATGACTTTACTAACATATTTGTACTATAAATTTCTATGGAGTATATTGGCTTTTCTAGTGTCTCCATCAAAAGATATCCGAGAATATGATCAGTATAAGATGTATTGATTAAATATTTTGCAGTCGCATACATCGTAAGAGTTCTTGTATCAACAATAAGACTTAACTTATCCGTGTGTTTCATGTGTTTTCTAAAAACTATGAACGCATCTTTAAATTGCTGCTTTACTTTTTTATGATCTATGTTTTCATAACTGATATATAAGTGATTCCCTCGGTCACGAACTATAGATTCCTCTGCGCTTCCATGTGATAAATAGTAATCTTCTTTGTTTTCAAATAGGCGTGAACAAAGCACACTAAATTTACGTTGAATGGCTTCTTGATTATCCGTTTCTGTAATACTTTGCATATTTGAATACCAGTTATTGTAAACACCATCCGGTATAGACAAAGAGCGTTTGCAAATACCATTATTACATTCTATGTCATTTTTTTGTTCCGAAATCGTGTTAAGTGCTTCTTTGTGATTTTTATAAAAATGTTTCAACATTTTATATCATGTATATAAAATATGGGATGCGTTACAATTGATCAAATGACAGGGAACTTAAAATGCATCGTCGCAAGTATACTTGCTGCGTCATTTTATTGGTTTGCTCCTCCCAAAAACAAGTGGATACTTGTTATAGTTTTGTACGTGATGTATTTAATGATTGCATGGTACGATTACTCATATGAGTGCAAACGAAATGAACTGGGACCGTCACCATTAATGCACTTTTATGACTGGGCAAAACCACGTAATACATCACAACATCAGCAGTATCAAAACTTATGCAAAGACACATATAATATAATTTTAGTTATAGATATTGTTGTACTTTCAGTAATTGTTGCTCTTATTCCAATGTTCTTAAGGTGGAATCCATCTATTGAAGGATATCCCCAATATTTACATTATCATGAATCGAGTAGACTACATCCCATACGTTATCAGGATACTCCAGAGTTTGCTTATGCAAAAATGAAAAATATGTAAGCGTAATCTGATTTTTTACAGGAGCTGTCACTTTCGTATACTACACTTATTTAAAATAATATTGCATCAATCCATATGTTCAATGTAACACAACTTGCATTTTCAATTATGTTTTTTGATAATAATAATTATTCAATGCAATTTCTTTCTGAACAGATTGATAATAACACTTTTGAATCGACAGAAATGTTCAAACTGAACCCAACTCAAGCCAAGTATATTCAAAACTATTTCACACTTGAAGATACTTACAGTTATAATCATTTTGATTCTGGCATTGAGTTTTTTGCATGGTTTGTCACGGCATGCGTTGTCATTGTATATTTAGTGCACAAAGTGTATGATATACCATCTCGGGATAATAACGTTATGGTGTGAAATGTATAGTATTTCATAAACATTAACATATATGTTATTTATTAAACATAACATCTCCGTATATTATACTACATCATACCATAAGTTAAGTCTCGTTATTGATATGTCTTTTGAAGAGTATAAGAAATATGCCGAAGATGTACTTAACGTAAAACAACATGCATTTTCATCGGTACTCATGATGGTACCTGTATGCAAGTCTGGACATGTAGCAGAGCCTCCAGCAAAAGGCCTACCAACCATGCCAGACGAAGCTGATAATATTATTAGTCAGAAAACACCAGAGCTTAAACGTTTGTATAAGAAAGCATGTTTATCGTGCTTAAGTGATGAGTTATATCGCGAACGATTTTCTGGGATTTATTGTAAAGCATGCCGGAATGGAAAAGATCGAGTTGTTGCACACATGAAACGAACAGCAGAAGACAGGTATCATAAATTGTTCCTTGCACGAAATAACGTTGAACATTCAAAAAAAAAGTGCAAAACTTGCCCATTGGATGCAGGTCGTACTGGATTTTGCAAAGAATGCAAACGACAAGACAATAATGTCCGATACAACTTAAAGAGGAATACTCCATTGCCAATTGACGGTAAATGTCATATATGCAAAAAGATTCCAAATAAAACATTAAATCTTGATCATGATCACATAAAGAAAACTGCAAGGGGGTGGATATGTTTTCATTGTAATATGTTGATTGGATTTATTGAAACTAACAGTGTTACACGTCACAAAATTGGTACATACTTTGACTATCTCGATAGAAATGCATAAATATTTTTATATTATATATAATGTTATTATATTAATTTCTATATTAATTTATATAATATATATGACATATAATATGAAAACTTTAATAAATAATATCATATTAATAATATGAACAGATGTCATATACAAAAAGTAGTAATGTCATATGTTGTTTTTAATTTTATATTGAGTATTTTTGCATTACATCATATTGTCTAAAAT